GCGCGCCTACGACGATCCCGAGGTCGGCCCCACCACCGGGTTATTCGCTAATTTCCACCCTGAAATCGGCAAACCGCAAGTTCTTTCTATTTTGCGGACATGCGTTGAATACGCTCGCCGCTACCCAAGAATGGCCTACGCGGGCCTGAGCATCTACGCAAGTGGTGACAGTGTCCCCGATACGATCGAGGGCGAGGAATGGAATCGCGTCGATCGGATTTACGCGGTCACATCGGTGGACATCGTCACACGAGCAGGAGCCGGCGGAACACTTGTCCCGCTCAAGGAGAGTTACTTCGGAATGAAAACGCAAAAAAATGGTCGAGGCACGACGGCGACGGACAACGTCAAGCTCACTCTCGACGCCGATGCCGCAAAGGAAGGCGTAAAGAAACTTTTCGAGGGCGTGGGCAAAAAGCTCGTCGAGTCGATTAAGGGCCTCGCGGTCAAAGACGGTAAGGTCGAGCTCACCAAAGAGCAAGAAGCCGAGATCGTCCAAGCGCTGGCCTTCAGCGAAGTCGAGAAGGTCTTCGACGAAAACACCAGCGTCCAAGAAGACGAGAAGCCGGTCGAAGCCGCTGCGGCGGACGATCCGGAAGATGACGACGACGTCACCGACCTGCCCGACGACCCCAAAGTTTTAAAGGCGAAGCTCAAGAAAGAGCGCGCCTCCCGCAAGGCCGCCGAAGGCAAAGCCGGTCTCGCCGAGTCTCGTGCCACCGAAGCCGAAACGCGCGCGACGGAAGTCAGTCTTACCCGCATGGGTGAGAACGTGCTCTCGGCGCTGGAGATCCCCGACGATTTCCGCCCGCGGATTCTGCTTGAGTTCAAGCAGCTGGGCTACACCCGCGAGCGCGACATGCGCGAGCATGCCCAGGCATTCGACAAAGCCTTCATCCGTCGCACCGATAGCGCCGGCGTCGTCAGTGGCGGCGGCAGTGCACCGGCAACGGGCGGTGGCAACTTCAACTTCGAGGAGGACTAAACGATGGCGCAAATTCTTGCAAGCCAAAACAAACCGCGCCGAGTCGTTCGGCTCCCGATCGCTTCGCCGCCCATCGATCTGGGCGTTACGCCGCCGGCGGCCGGTTCCGTCGCCGGCCAGATCACCGCTGGCGAGATGGTGTATCTGAGCAACAACAACAAAGTTGCTTCGCTCAATACGACCGGATCGTCCAACGCCAACGCGGCTAAGATGATCGGCGTCTCGATGGACACCTACCCGGTGACCTTCACCGATGGCGTGACCGGTTCGCCGGTTCCGCCCACGGATGCCATGGCGCCGCGCGTACAGCTCTACGAAGACGGCGAGCACCTCTTCAACACCACCGCCGGCGACTCGTACCAACCCTACGATGCTCTGTATCTCGGCGTTGACGGCAAGACCGTCAGCAAGACGGTATCGGGCACGTCGGTGGGTTACGTCTCGCCCGATCAGCGCCAGTCCGCGGGGCTGGACTCCAGCAACATCGCTTTCCCGATTGCCGGAGGCGCCGGCATCCAAATCTACGTCCGCATTACGCCGGCACTCGCAAAGTAGGGAGGAGCCAACTAAAACATCATGGAGATCAACGATATCCTCGCCAACCTTGCCGCAAGCGCCGGCGACCGCAGCGAGATTCAGGAGCGCACGCGCTCAGTCGCCATAGTCAACCGCCAGCAGTTCGCCGAGATGGCCGACCGCTGGGTCGCGGGCTGGGCCGCAAAGTTCAAGAAGAAGTTCGGCTACGACGGTCTGGCCGAGCTCAAGAAACCCGGCTTCAACTTAGGTCGCGTCGCGAGTCAGTGTCGTGCGCGCGGTCTGAGTGAAGAGGTTACGACCAGCCAGGTCTACGCGCTGGCTACCGGCCTCATCACCCAGAACATGACCGACATCTACAAGACCGTTCCGACGACCTATCGCGATCTCGCCAAGATCCGATCGTCGACCAAAGCCGAAGAGACCTACTTCCCGCTGCAGGGTGCTGACGTACCGGTTCCGTTGGAAGACAACGAAGCCGCGCCCAGCTCCGGCATGGGTGGTGTGCTGACGCGCATCAAGAACTGGCGCTTCGCTCGCATCTTCGAGCACTCGGCAACGCTCGAGGAAGACGATCAGACCGGTTCGATTCGCGATCTGGCACAGATGAACGGCAAAAAGATGCCGTACGCCGAGGAACGTTGGTGGTTGCAGCAGCTCATCGCTGTCTACGTCGCCGGCAACGTGCGCACGGCCGGCGGAACCGGTATCGTGCCAGCCGCGTGCATCGCGGGCTCTTCGGGGCTCGATCCCAAGTACGGCGGTCCGCCAACGCAGGCCGGTCCCGTCGATCGCGATAAGCTAGCGACGCTCTACACCGCCGCGGACTACATCACCGATATCGAAGGCGATCTGACGCTGTTCGAAATCGACTCGGGTCTGTTCGCCAGCGCCGACAAGATCACGGTCAAAACGATCATGACCTCGGACTTCAACCCGAATACGCCGCCGGGAACGCCCAACACCGTCAACGGCATCTTCGCAAAGAATCCGATTCAGGATCTGTTCGTGATCAAGTTCACGCGCTTCATGAAGTACTTCACCGGCTCCCAGACGCTCACGGGCGCGGGTCAGCCGTGGTTCTTGGGTGAGGCCGGCTCCATGGGCGACTTCCAGGAGCGCACGCCGCTCACGGTTACCATGGAAAATCCCGACTCGGGACGTTCGTGGGAAGCCAACATGCGTCGGAGCCAAGCGCAGCGACGCTTCGGTGCAGGCGTAACGATTCCAGAAGCTACGATGCGGGGGAATTAGCCATGAAGATGATTCGTCCGTTCCTCGTCGCGCTCGTTGCCGTTGCGGCACTGATCACGATCGTACCGCAGCGCACCGTGGCGCAAGTCCCCGTCGGCACCGGCACCGTCGCGCTAACCGCGGCGTGTACGTCGGATCCATGTGGCGCGACGTCGGTCGCCGTCATCCAGGTCCCCGGCGGCTCGTCAACGTGCACGGTCAACGCCTGGGGCACGTATCTGGCCACCGCGGTTTTCGAGGTGACCAATACGACCAACGGCGCGGTGCTCGCGCAGTGGCAACCCGTCTCGCTCTCGCCGGCAAGCGGCGGTATCAGTGGTGCGGGATTCGGTACGTCCACCTCTCGAGCGCTCTCGTTCTACGGTTCGGCGCCCTTACGAGCCACGCAAGCTTTGCGGGTTCGTGTGAGCGCCTACACCAGCGGCACGATCAACGTACAGTTGAGCTGCGCCGGTTCGCCAGAGAACATTCAGACGGTGCCCGGCATATCGCCGAGCGCGTCACCAACGCCCTAAAAACGTCGGAATCCATAGCAGGGCAAGAGCGTCGAGCAATCGGCGCTCTTGCTTTTTTCGGACACGCACGCCCCGGCCGGGAGGTTCGCGCCATAAGGGCCAGCCATGCCTCGCAAAAAGCATCTCAAAGAAACCGCGGCGCCAGCTGCAACGGAGCCACCCGCCGAGCTCCAATCCCTAGCCGACGCGATTCTGGGCGACCACGAGCTAGCCCCGACGATTACCGAACCCGACGCGACGGCTCCGCGCCAACGTGGGCCAAACTGGCCCACACCGCCCCCCGTTGCCATCAGCGGTGACCGCGTTGTTCGCGATCGCGGATTCCGCATGCCCCAGCGCGATTCGCTCTCGACGGTGACCGCGCGTCTGGGTGCCCGTTTTTGGGCGACCAACAAACGCTTTGACTGGGCGATCGACGCCTTTCGCCATCACTTCGAGTTCACGCGCTTTTACTTTGAGCAAAACGTGCTCGTCGACGTCTGGCCGCGGATGAACGGCGGCACGCGTAAGGAAGCCGAGAAGAAACGCGCCTGCATCGATGCCGAGAACGCCGCGCGCATCAAGCGCGGTGACGAGCCGATCGGCTACATCTCGTTCGTGCGCGGATCGACGGTTCCGGATTCAGCGTTCAATGACGCGCTGGCGGGCAAGACGATGGATCTCATCGAGCCTATGGGTGAGGGGATGCTCGTTTAGTGAGTGTAATCGCGTTCGATCCTCAGCGACCGACGCGCTACGACGCCTGCGCCTGCGGTGGCTCCAAACGGTCGGTGGCTGATATCTGCCGTGCCTGCTTCGAGACGCGCCGCCTAAAAGGCATAACGAAGCCCTGCGATCGATGCGGCGCCGAAAGGGTATGGCGGCAAAGATGTAAGCGTTGTCGGCTCGAGTACGGGCGGAAAAAGTACGGGTACACCCCAACCGTTCCAGCCGGCAACCCGGCCATCTGCCGCAAGTGCAGTGAGACGAAGATCTCCGGAAAGTCCTGCCTCGAATGCGGCAAACGGTGGCGTAAAGAGAACCGCGATAAGGTTCAGGGTTACAACCGTACCCAAAACCACAATCGCCGCGCCAGACTAGTCGCGGCCGCGGGTAGGCATACTGAAGCCGAATGGCAAGCGGTGCTGGCCAACTTCGGGCGCCGTTGCGCCCAATGCGCTTCGCGTAAAAACCTTTCGAAGGATCACATTATCCCACTTTCTCGCGGCGGGTCTAACTACGCGTTTAACCTGCAGCCGCTCTGTGTATCCTGCAACGCTCGAAAGCACACCAGGCTAGTCGCCGGCGCGCAGTTCTCGCTTTTTGACAGGGTGAGCTAATGGTAACGATCGACCAAATACGAACTTCGATTGCGGACCGACCGCAGCTTTGGCCAGCGCCGACCGAGCCTGCCGAGCTCATGGGTATCGCCGACGGCGTCGCGACGATCTTCAGCCTGCGCTACGAAAACTATATCGCGGGAACGCTAACGGTCTACCTCGCCACCCCGCCCGCGGCCGGCAGCGGTTCAACGCCGGCATGGGTGGCGCAATCGCCCTCGAGCTACGTCATCGGCTCAACGCCTAACCCCACGCAGACCGGCGCGACCAACGCGATCATCACCTTCAACACAGCGCCGGCGGCCAATAAGATGGTCGGCGCCCGCTATCAAGCGACGGCGTTTTCCGATACCGATCTCACCGGCTATCTCACGCGAGCACAGCAGACCTATACCGACGACACATCGGTCATCAAGTGCGTCCAGTACGACATCATCGACGTCGTGCTCTTGGATTACAACCGGATGATTTTGCTCGCGCAGGGTAACTTCCGGACGGATCCGGTGAGCTACGCCGCATCGCTTCGAGCGCTGGCAACAAAGCTACGCGCTGACCTTCAGGGGCGGCCAAACCCGGGTGCAAACTCGCCCGTGATGATGGTCGCATCCACCCGCACCCGTCGCTATCAGCCGCTGCGGTAGGCCGATGGAAATCCAATGCTTTTGGCTCGATTCCACCATGACGGCGCGCCGGTTTCTACGGCGCTTCAGCTCGACGCACGGCGGCCGCACGATCCCAGAGGTTGAATCTGGCCGGTACAACTGCCCGAGTAGTCCGTACAGCAGCCACGATGCGGTCTCGCCGGCGATCGACGTCGTGCCTTTCGAAATCAAACCCATTGACGTGCGTCCAGAGTACCGGACGTGCGACTATCTCGGCGCAGATCGGACCGAGCTTTTCCCGCCCGACGACCCGCGTTGGCCGGCCAAGTGTGCGTATTGCGATTACGTCTTCGAACAACGCGACCACTGGCAAGTACTCATGCACGAGATCTTCCGACGGACCGATACCGGCGAGGAGTTGATCCTCGACGATGCGCCGCCCGGAGCGATGTGGGATGCATGGTATTACGGCGACACCGACTTTCCCACGCCACCACGGCCCGACGGCATCCACCTCATGGTCCGGTGCCCCGATACCCACGACGGCAGCGGTTACCGCCACGCGGACTGGTACGTCGACGGAATCGCCGGCAACGGTGCGCCCAACTCATACGGCTGGACGCGCAGTGGAGATCCCAAGGCTAACCCGCCGACGATTACCGCTAATCCATCAATTCAGATCACGCGCACCAACGGATACCACGGGTGGCTTCGGGCCGGCAAACTGGTCGACGCATGACCGCGGCGCTCAAGGAAGATCTCCGTGCGCAGCGCGCCGATCTGATCGATAAGTACCATCAGGCGCGGGCCGCCTATCTCGAGGTCACGCCAGCATCTATTGCGCAACATAGCGTCGCGGTGACCAACGCGCGGTTCGACGCGGTCTTCCAGATGATGGCCGATATCGGCAATTTCAACAGACTCCATCCTAAGCTGGCGATCACGAATGGCGAGGCGCCGGTATGATCGATGAGAGCAAGCGCAGTGAGATCGACGTCATCGCCCACCAAGGGAACGTGGTGTTGCGCGATTGGGTCGACGATTGCGTAGCCGCTTCGCACACGATGACGCCGCTGAAGGCCAAGGAGCTGGCCGAGCAACTTTTGGGCGCCGCCGATCGCGCCGAGAAGGCGATGCCCAAGCTGTGATCGTCGAGCTCAACGGTACGTCGGTAAAGACCGCCCGGCGCTGCGCCCATCGCTTTCTAGAGCGTACTGCCGCGGCAAAGACGCTTGAGGCGCCGGCTCCGCGAAGCTACGCGCTGTCCAAGCGCGCCGCCAAGCTCGAGCGCGCGCGTATGCGGCTCAAAGTCGCCGGCACCAAGCGTCTACGTGACGGTCTGCTCGGCGTGCTCAACGATTGGCGCGGCGAGGTCGTGGCGGCCGTTCGAAAGATCCACGTGCGGGAAGCCGACACCGCGGCGCTCGACGCGGATCTCGCCAAGGCCGTTTCCTCCGGCGTGCTGACCGACGAGCAGCGTAAAGCGATCATGGCCGCCGTCACCGCCGCTCTTGCTTCCATGGATCCACAGAAGCTTGCCAACGTCATCTCGCAGGTCCAGCAAGAGCTCTTTCAGGCGGGTCTGGACTCAGCCAAAGGCGAGGTTGGCCTAACGTGGGACGTGCCGCCGACCAACGCACTCGACGCCCTGTCCGCGGCGACAATCCCGTTTTCGCAAAAGATCGTGGCACAAGAAATCGCCGCGATCGAGCAGGCGCTCTACGATGGTATCTCCGCCGGCGAAGGCGTCCCGCAGCTCGCCGACCGCATCCAAGACGTCTTCGACGATGGCATGCACGTGCTCAGCGCGCAAGGCGAGGTCACGCGCGTCATTCCCAGCGATTCGTGGGCCGAGATGGTCGCACGCACCGAGACCTCACGAGCGATGAATGCCGGCGTCTTTGTGACCTACCGCGCCGCCGGCGTTGAGCAGATCATGTGGGTCGCGGCCGAAGATGAACGGACGTGCCCGCAATGCGAGGAGCTCGACGGCGAGGTCGTCGCGTTGGACGGTGAGTTCGACGACGGTATCACCGCGCCGCCGGCGCATCCGTCTTGCTGCCCTCCAGGAACGCTCGTACTTACGCGGCGCGGCGAGATCCCGATCGAAAACGTTCAGACGGGGGATTTGGTCTGGACGCATCGAGGGCGTTGGCGCGCCGTCATCGGCCTAATGCAGCGCCACGTCTCGGAGGTGCTTTGGTCGGTTCGGGCTGGGCATCGGGTACTCCGGATCACCGGAAATCACCCCATTCTTACGGATAATGGGTGGGCAGTTGCCGCGGCCATCCAGCCAGCGAATCAGATCTATGGCGTGGACGCGGAAGCGGTGCTCCGTTCGTCCCGCGAGGCGGATGACGCGCCACCCTTGCGAGACAATCGCAATTTCTTTGGCCGCATCTTGAGCGCGCTTGCGCGGCGTGGAATGCCAGCATCCCCCGTCGATCTCAATAGCAAGATGGCGATTAGGGATAGCGACGTCAACCATAAACTTGCCAACAGCATAGTTCAAGACAGCCTCGACTCCGCGCGCCAGGAGAGCGCTGTGGACGATTGTCTCGTAGAGCGAGAATGCGCGACCTTGACGCCCTCTAGCTTTGCGCGTGAGACCAGTTTCGCTCATTTTGCTGCCTCGGACGGCGTCGTGGGCAGCTTTGGCGAGAGCGTTGCGGCCCGCAGCATCCGTGCGGCTCATTCGGACGTACATGGCCTCGCTGCGATTGCGCTGCTGGAGTCCGAGTCGAACGAAGCCGGCGGTGATCGCGGTCCGAGCGATCTTGTGCCGATCAGCGAGCGCTTTGAGCGACGCCCCGGCCATGTGCTCCTGATGGATTTCCCGGCACCACTCGTCGGTCATCCGCCGTCTCATACTGTCATTGTACCAGTTGATTCGGCGACGTGCCTAAACTATTCGGGGCTCGTCTACAACTTCGAAGTCGAAGAGGACCAAACGTACGTCGCGCAGGGGATCGTCGTCCATAACTGCCGATGCACAACCGTTTCCGCTGGCTACGCCCAAGCCGATCAAGACGAGGCTGCCTAATGCCGATTCCTCCAAACTCGGGCCGCTGGCCGCGCCGCCTTCCCGACACCAACTCCGGCGAGTACTACGTCGACAATCGCAACCCAGCGTCGGGTGACAAGTACGATCGGCGCGGACCTTACGTCGTCGACTACGTGCCCGGTGATGGCCAGTTGCAGGTTCCAACGACCACCAAAAGCGGGGACGCCACAATGGTTCTCGTCGACGCGCATATTTGGCTGCCCGTGGAATCCGGCGTCAAGGCGCGATCGATCATCATCCACGTGCCCAGCGGCGCCGCCTTCACCGTCCTCTTTGCCTCGCGCCAGGGAGGCCGCATCGAGGCGCTCGTGCAGCGTAGAAGCCCGTCATGATCGGCGGCAGCTCCAATGCCGACGAGCTGGTCGCCAAGCTCGATGCGCAGATAAAGCGGCTCTCCAACTTCGAAGTTCCGCTGGCCCGGTCGGGCGATTACGTGCGCAGCGCGTCGGTCATGCGCATCAAGCAGCAGGGTGGCGATATCGTCTGGATCCCCAACAAACGTGGGGGTCACACGGGCATCGATACTGGCCGTATGATGGGATCGATTCAGGTCTCACCGGTGGCCAACAACAGTGTGAGCGTCGGCACCGACGTTCCCTACGCGCGCTGGTTCCAGGAAGGCACCGGAATCTATGCCGGCCACACACCCTGGACCATCGTCCCGACCAATGGGAAGGCCCTCAAGTTTGTCAGCGGCGGCGTGACGTACCTCCGGCGCAAAGTCATCATGCCCGGCCAACCGGGACGAGTGTTTCTTACAATCACCGACCGCGATCGGCAGAATCTCCTTGAGATCTGGCGGCAGTGGGTCATGGGAGTGGCTGCGTGAATCAAGACACCTGGGCTGTCGTCGAAGACTATATCTTCGCGCTCTTGACGGCCGCGATAGCGCCTGGCGGACCTTTAGGCGTCCAGCCCAACCCCGACGGCACCACCGGGATCAAAGATCTCTCGCGGATTGCGCCGCCCGAAACGGCGACCTTCCCGAACATCGGTTTCATGTGCACCGACTTCGAGGAAGACGTCACGGGCGCCAAGCGCCACGAGCTGGTGACGCATTTTACGATCGTGGTTTCCGTGCGCATGGCTCACGATCCATCGATCACCAAAGTGGGCGAGGCGGCCCTGCAGTACTTGCGACTGTACCAAAATGACAACGCCGGCAACGGCATTTCGCCCCTGCTGCGAACCAATGTCACGCTCGGGGGCATGGTCCGGGACTCCAAGATCAAGAGCATGACGCGCTTTGTGGCCGCAGGCGAGTCTGATTCCTCAGACATCATCGCTTCGGCGGTCTACCTCTTCGACACGAACAGCGATCTCAAGCTGACATTTTAGCGGACACGGGTCACCCCGGCAGTTCGCCGGCGGCCAAGAGCGCCGCCCATGAAGATTCGGTTTCAGCCGCGGCGCGGGACGCCGACCGTGACCCTGCGCGATCTCAAAGGGAACACGCGATTTGGCCGGTGGGATGCCGGCGAAGAGAAAGAGATCCCCGCCGACGCCAAGGTCGTCTGGCAGGACGGCAACTCACCGCCCAAGCCCATCGACGTCATCACCGCGATCTTCCGGCACGGGCCGGACTTCGTAGACGCGGCCACCGGTAAAAACCCGCTTTATAGCTGCGCCGATTGCGGCGCCGAAGCGCTAGAAGAGCAAGGGTTCAACTACCAAAAAGACGAGGCGATTCCGCTGGTCAACGACAAGGCCCAGCGCCTCTGCGTGGCCTGCTTCTTGGGCCACCACCCCGAGTACATCGTCGAGTTCCGTCGTGTGGGTACGCCCGCCGACGTCATCGCGCGCGCCCAAAAGCTCGCCGCCGATCACGCCGCGCCGGCCGA